ATATTATAATATTAGGGTAGCCCATATTTAATCATAACCTTGGGAGCACAGAATGACAACGATGCTTAGAAGAGTACAACAATTTTTAGACTCTGGCGATAGTGATAACGCTAAAGAAGAAATTGATAGAGCTTTCGGCAATCTGAGAAGGGTGGATAGTCATGTTAGAGAGTTTGCCGCTCTGTTGGCACTGGGATCGATCAAAGCTTCAGAAATCGGCTTAGGGGTATTGGGACGTAAGCTTCTACAGAATGACAGCGAGATTAACAATGAGGTTGTTTGGTTATTTATTGCGTCAATTTTATCTCGCAATAGTATTCCCCCTGATAGTCCATCTAGAATCAGCCTACTTGTTCTTACCGCTTCTGTCAATAGTTGGGAATTACCAATTTTTGCGCTTCTTGCCCCTGCCCTCGACGCTTTTTTTAAAGTTAGTCTTGCGGACGGAACTCCTTTAATTGCCGAACAAACTTTTGATTTTTTGGCCACTTGGGGAAGAATTTATGCGAAAGCACCTCATGTCAAAACGCAGCTTCAAGAACTTCAATCTCTTAGTAATAATCTATTAGAGCAAGTAGATGACTCAGAGTTAAAAGCTGAATGGTCAGAGGGAATTAATATATTTTTTGAAGAAGCCAGTACAACCAAATATTCAGATAGTAATGTTTTTTCTGCTGGTGAAGAATTAATTAAAAGAATATATAATACTCAAAGTTTACAGCGCAATACAGAAGATAAGAATTTGGCAGAGACAAAAGACAAGTTACTCCAATTAGTCACTTCGTCTCTTGCCACTATTGGAACAGTTCTTGATAGTCATGGAGTCATACTAAATCCGGTTCTTGATAATTCTAGTAAAATAATGTAAAATTTAAGTAATGAATCAAGAAAGAAATTATGAGTAAATTGCAAGATAAAGTTAACGAATTAGTTAAGTACATTCTTGAGTATGAAACTGATTATTGGAGTAAGTCAGATGTTCAATTAACCAAAGAGGAAGCTGAAAACATGGCTGCTATTTTGATTGACAGTTTAATTGATAACATTGAGGATACTGACATTGAGGATGCTTATAATGAAATGTATGAACCACCAGATAATCCTGACCCACTTTATATACATAGTGTTCAGGCAAGGTGGACAATTTATTGAATTTAGTTATCAGTTATCAATTAAAAACAACAATGAATCAAGGAGAAAATTATGAACCCAGCAAATATGGACACTACTACAATTAGTTATTATGCTAATTTTTACGCAGGACAATATCAGAGCTGTAAACAAGAAGTTGGGGAAAATGTACAGAAAAAACGTAACGCTTTATACTCGAAAATCAAAGAGTACAATAAAATCTTAGAACAGCGTGGACTTGAAAAAGTAAATGTGTAGGTACAGAATGATGACAAATTCAAAAAAGCAACTATGGGTTACAATTTTTCAGATAAGTATTCTGGTTTATATGGTATTTTCAACGACCTTATCGCTAAAATTTATAGAATCTCATGAAGACTATAAGGCTAATTTAAGGTCTATCATACGGTATTGTTTAGACAACAAATGAAGGCGTAATCATGGAGAAAGAGCCTAAAACCTTTATACACAAAAGCCGATTAATGGCTTATTTAAAAGCTCTAAGTCGCAACGGACATCATGGCATCGTAGTAGAGAAAACAGTAGGTATTTCCTAATAATTTCACCCAACAGGAGTAACAAATGGACATACAGCTAGTAGCGGAAAAAATATTCAATTTCTGTAAAGAAAAATACCCAGACTTAGACTGGAATTTTGATTTTACAGATAATGACTATAAAATCATTCAATGTTTAACTTTTTCCAATGACAACATAGAGATTAAATACGGTATTTGGGCGGGATTAGACGGACAACTTAAGTATGTTGAGTGGCAAGATAACCAAATAGGAAAGTTTAAAATTTGGATAAATCCTCCTACTGAGGACATGAGCTATCAGTATGAAGACCATATAGTTTTTGAGAATCTTGCCTATTATAGACATGAACTATGGAGTGCAGAATATTGGGCATTAGTCAGTCAATACCGAAAAGTAATGCTAGATATTTTTAACTTCATCCTTGATGAGATTCAAGAATAAAAACAATACTAGATAGATATTCTGTCTAGTAAATTTACCTAATAGGAGTCAAATTAATGGACATAAAACAAGTAACAGAAAAAATATTAGAATTCTGTCACAGAAGTTATCCAGATTTAAAATGGGATATTGACTCTGAAAATAATATAATTCAGTGTCCACTTTTTCCTGATGAATTAATAATAGAGGTTTTTCTAGATGGTCCGCTTAAGCGTGTTTCATGCGAAGCGTATTATGTAGGCACGTTTGGATTATGGATAAACCCTGACGATAGAGACAATAACTATCCTTATGAGAATCAAATAGCATTTGATTATATTAGAAGGTCAAAATCTGATTATTTTGACAACAAGTACAGAGAAACCCGAAAAGTAATGCTAGACATTTTTAACTTTATTCTTGATGAGATTCAAGAATAGATAGGAGTAACAGATGGACACATGGGAAGATGTTTACAAAAAGATAGAAGTATTAAAACAAATCGGGGTTTTTTGTGATAATGCCTATAAAATGGCTGATTACTCAAAATGGACTCTTAAGCTAAGGCAAATATATGCTTTCATTAATGTAGTATTAGAAGGCTCTATCAATATTCTCTATCCAAACGAGCTAAAAGGAAAATATAATGTTTGGGTTGAGTATCGTTCTAAATCGTCTAAAACTTTAGTAGTTAGAGTAGAGGGGACAGTCACTGGACATGATTGGGTTGAGATAGATTCGATTAAAAAAGAGCCAAAAAGTGAAGGAGATAATGAAACCTTAAATATCTTGATTCCAGAAGCAACAAAGATAATGGAGACTATTTTAGGTTTCACCGAAACAATTAAATCTGAGGATTAACGCTAATGAACAAAACAGAAGCATTAAGACAAATTGAGGTTTTCTGTAAAGAAACTTTTAAGCAGCCTAAAAATTGGAGTCTTGAATCGCAGAAGCTCGGCGCAAGTTCCTACGACAAGAACACCAATACTTTCGAGTATTTATATGGGGAGCTTGTCTTAAAAGGCGTGATTTTTGTTGTTTATCCTAGCGAATTACTACAAGGAGTTTTTCCTCCTGATATATTACTAGGAAGATATTATATTTCAATTAAATATCTTCCCAAGCCGTCTAACATTTTAGAGACTAAAGTAGAAAGTTATTTGACACAAACTCAGATGACTATGTCGCTAATAGGAGATTATCGCCGAGAAAATAAAAGCTGGGTTCAGCTTACTTCAACTAAAGAAGAATCAGATGTTGCGGGAGATAACGAAGGTTTAAAGATATTGATTCCAGAAGCGACAAAGATAATAGAGACTATTTTAAGTTTTACCAAAACAATTAAGGTTGAGGATTAATATCAATGAACAAACAAGAAACAGCCCAAAAAATATTCAATTTCTGTCAAAAAACTTACCCAGAGCTAAAGTGGTCATTTACGTCTTTAACTAAAACTCAAGACATGATTTATGGGTATCGCCCTATTCTTAATTCTATAAATGGAATACAAATAGATATAAGAGTTAATAGCAACAACTCTTATAGCAGTGATGGTTCACCTAGTGATTTTAGAAATTATATAGATGGTCGAGCTACTATTTCTAATCTAGATTGGGAAGGAAGTTTTCTTACATGGATAAATGACAGAAAAAACAGTAAAATCTTGTTTAAGAAAAGTGGGACTGCTAAACATAAAGAATTAAATCTATGGCGTGAAAAAGGAACACAAATCATGATTAATATCCTTTCATTTATCGAAAATGAAATACAAACCGAGGTAACACCATGACAATAACAGCAAAAGAGTTCAATATTTTGATTCTAGAAGCAACAAAGATAATGAAGACTATTTTAGGCTTTATTAAAATAACTGAGGCTACAGACACTTAAAACAATAACAATAAATGAAGAACTTAGAATAGGCAACAGGTGGTTAAATATATGTAATTGCCGAACAAACTTTTGATTTTTTGGTCACTTGGGGAAGAATTTAGTTGTGTTAGTTATCAGTTATCAGTAAAAAACTAAATTACTTAAGAGTAAAAATATGAAACTATTTTTGATTAAAGACAAAATAACAAGACATGCTTCGTTAATAATGGCTAAATGCGAAGAAGATGCTATATCACATTGGTATACATATCACTCTAGTAACTGTAATTTAATTGACATAAATTGTATTATGAGGATTACAGATATTTTGGGTGATAAAAATACACGCAAAATTTTAGAACTTTGGGGAGTGTCTGAAACAGGTGATAAAATTCAGTTATGTCCTATAGAAATAAATTATTAAATTAGTTTATTGGTTATCAGTTATCATCAGTAAACTCAAAAAACAAGGACAAATAAACGAACACGCTAGAAACAAAGTTAAACCACTTAAACGCTCAGTTACGAGTCGTTCGTGGCAGTCGCAATAGAGCCAATAATAGATACAGCGTCAGAACTATACGCAGGTGCTAGCAATATACTAGATGTTGTCCTATTACTCTCATCAGTATACTGCCGGAGCCTAGACGACCACAACTTATATATAACCCATGTGAATTACCTACTATGCTCGCTACGCCTCCAATTGCCAGCGGCCTATCCAACCATACTAGAAATGGCTGCGCCTTAATAAATTCATCGAGGACTACATCACTAACTGGCTTTGCCCGATTCTCCCTACAACTCACATTAGGCCTGGGGGTTATAGTGCGGGCTGCAGTACTAATATTACTAGTTATGCCGAATACGCCATTGTCAGTAGAGTTCCCTATCTTATACGACACTATACAGTGCAGATCCATTGGGTAGTTAACAGTGTATGCCTCAGTCGAATAACCTATATAATTAAACACATAGCCGTTCTGGTCTGGTATACCTGAGTTCAGACGTATCTGTAGTATACCTAGACCCGCACTAGAGGCGCACATATATACAACTCGCTCACCTGTCAAGTTAGGTAGGATATATGGGTTCTGCACAGGAACAAATGGGCCCGGCGTAGTCTCATTGTGAGGATATACCTCTGCTATGCGTAAGTTATTGTCAAATACCACACGAGTTTTACTATCACTAGCAGTAGTCGTAACGGCTCCAGTTATAAGCTCTCGGGACGGTATACGCGCGTGGAACCCCATAACATTAGGTAATACTTCATTATTAGCAGCACCTAGTGCTGTGTCTAGAAACTCTACTAACTGAGAACGTGTGATATCTATACCAGGACTGGGCCCTGATTTATAACCAAAGTATGTAATGCCGTTTATTGTGTTTATTGGGGTAATCATTATTCTTACCGGTATAGTGAAATACAAACTTCGCCCTGTGTATACAGTAGATGGAAATTTGATTTATTGCTTTTTGGCTAGGCTAATTCAGGATTTGATAGATCACTTGATTAGACTAATCCTGCATTCCAGACGCGCATTAATATTCTTTCCGAGCCAAATATCCCAACACACATCCAAGTATCTATATTAGAACCATCAGGGTCTATTCCTGTATTTCGGTAAACTTGTCCTACGGGAATCTGTAAGCTCGTTTTTAATAGATTTGGTACATATCCTATAGCTTTATTTGGAGCAACATTGTCTCTCAAGTAAAGTTCTGTGGTATTGGCTCCAGGAGTTGCCGCCTGACAAGAAACGGGGTAATTAGCAATAGAGTCGGTAGTATTAACTGCCGGATACTGCATCCGTTGCGAAACAGTAGTATTTTCGGCAGAAGGACGACCACTGCTATTAAAATTGTCGCCACCGTTTGCATTGTGGAAAAAATAATACGAATTTCTAGGAAAAGCACTACCACTATAAAGGGGATTCTTGAGCCAGCCTATACTGCAAAAAGAATAATTAGCATTATTGAGATCTATAGAAAACATAGAAAAACTTAAATTATTTAATATCCCATAATGGGCTCGTGTGGTAGTGCCAATTGCTTGAGAATTAAACAGAGTATGATTTCCAGTTGGTGATGGCATCGATGCTGCAAAAGTGCCAGTAGTATTTGTTGTATTTATATGTAGGTTAGAAAATCTCCAATTAGAAGATGACACAGGCAAACTTAAAGTTTCAAAAGGGGCTGGTAGTATTAGCTGAAATTGGTCGTCAACGCAAGTCTGCCCAAAAAAACCATTAATCCAGCTTTGCCATTTGTCTGCGGTAAATCCTATAGAATCAGGACTGTAAATAAGATTATTAGCTCTCCAGCCATAATAGGAGTTGCCAGCAGTATCGTTGTTAATGAGAGGGAAATTCATAGTGCTTAAGTTCCTGTTACTTTAAATTGAAAAACTACAGATCCAGCGAAAAACTCCCAAGTGCCTCCTTGATCAGAGCTAAACAAAGAATCGTCGCGAATCGACCACCCCAACGATCCTGATTGGTTGCCAGAGGTAGTAAAGGCCCATATATACTGCCCACTACCGCTTAAAATTTCGACAACTAACCAATAAGTAGTATTAGCGGCTAATATTTGCGGATTAGTAAGAGTAAAGGTGTAATTGTTGGTAATGTTAGGAGTGAAACTAGGGTTAGTAAAAGTGGTTATCCGACTACCGAGTCCTCCAGGGCTGTCGTTATAGAGCCTGACAACTAAATTGGGACTTGCGGTGATTTCTGCTAACCGAAGAGTGACCGAATTGATAATATAACCACTACTGTTATTCCCAGTTGTAAAACCCATCCTTAGCCATTGATTGAATTGTATCCACTGCCCTTGAGAGGTGGTGGTTACTGGAGGTAAATTATCAACAAGATTTTCGGCTGGTCTAAAAGTCGATAATTCGGCGGTAGAAAAAGCACAATAGGTAAAATTGCCGCTAACAGTGATAGGAAAAGTACAATAGGTAAAAGTGCCATCAACGGTATCGACTGGTCTAAAGATTGTTAATTGAGAGTTAGAGAGGGAGCAATAGACAAGTTTTGGCCTATCAGGTAAAATCCCAGGGCAATATACAGCAGATTGGTTGACTTCAATGATTTTTATCGGCCTATTGGGTAAAACCCCAGGGCAATATATCAACAATAATTCAAATTCACAGAAGTCAAATTGACCTGCGATACAGTCATA